GAAGACGTTTTGGTCTTAAATCCGGGCGATTTCTGTCTCGCATCGACGGTCGAGAGCGTCCGGGTGCCTTTGGGAATGGCCGCACAGGTGGCTGGAAAATCCACCCTTGGACGATGGGGGCTTGCGGTACATGTTACGGCAGGTTTTATAGATCCAGGCTTTAATGGGCAAATCACGCTGGAACTGGCGAACATTGGTCCGTCCAATATTCGCCTGGAGTATGGACAGAGAATCGCCCAGATCCAGTTTTATCGGTGCTTCGATAACACCGTAGGGTATTCTGGGAAGTATCAGGGGCAGTTGGGGACGACGGGAGCCAGGAGGTCGATGGCGTGAGTACAAACGATCTGGAGATAGTGCAGAAGGATACTGCGGAGCTTGTTCCCTATGTGAACAACGCGAAGGTTCACTCCCAAGAGCAGATTACAAGAATAATGTCGTCGATAAAGGAATTCGGGTTTAACAACCCCATTCTCCTTGATGGTGATAATGGAGTCATTGCAGGGCACGGACGACTGATGGCGGCTCAAAAACTGGGCATGACGACGGTTCCTTGTGTGGAGTTGTGCCATTTGTCCGGGGCGCAGAAAAAAGCCTATATCCTGGCCGATAATAGACTGGCCGAGGTGGGTGCGGAGTGGAATGAAGACGTCCTTGCCATTGAGCTTGAGGGGCTGGACGCGATGGACTTTGACCTCGATATGATTGGATTCGGGGACTTTGGAGTCGGGGAAGGGAGTGGAACCGAGGACGTGGATAGGTACAGCTCGGACATCAAGGTCCCGATGTATGAGCCCGGAGACATCATCCCCGAAATTTCAGAGCTGTATGATACAGAAAAGAGTGACACCCTCAAGGGCGAAATTCTTGAACACAACTTTCCTTCTGAAATCGAAAACTTCCTCCTTGCTGCCGCAGACCGAATGACCGTTTTCTATTTTGATAAGATTGCCGATTTTTACGCAAATTCAGATCGGGAATTGCAGGATGTGTTTGAAATGCTTGCGCTTGTTATTATTGACTTTCAAAAAGCGTACGAGAATGGGTATGTTGTGTTGTCGGAGAGGATTAAAAAAAGCATGATCAAGGACCATGGAGATGAGTGAGGACTTTTGCGTTTTTATTTTGTCACACGGTAGGGCTGGCAACGTAATTACCTATAATTCACTGCAAAAGGCCGGATACACCGGGAAGATCGTTGTGGTTGTGGACAATGAGGATTCAACTATTGACGAGTATAAAGAGAAGTTCCCTGATGTAGCCGTGTTCGATAAAGTGGATATCGCAAAGAAGTTTGACACTGGCGACAACTTCGAGGATCGGAAAACTATTGTCTACGCCAGAAATGCATGCTTTGAGATTGCTAGGGATCTTGGGTATCGGTATTTTTTACAGCTCGATGATGACTATACTTATTTCTCGTATACGGGGATTAGTGACGGCCTTTTTTTTCATAAGGTAGTCTTATCGTTTGACGAAATCGTAAGCGCCTTCCTGGAGTTTTTGAAATCGACGAATGCGAAAACGGTTACCTTTGCCCAAGGGGGGGACCTGCTTGGTGGGAAAGATTCGTCTGTTGTAACGAAGAGGATTTTTCCGTTTTTGAAGCGAAAGGCTATGAATTCTTTTTTCTGTGATGTCGAAAGGCCAATTACGTTCGTTGGTAGGATCAATGAGGACGTGAACACGTATGTCCTGCAAGGGCTTAAGGGAGATGTGTTCCTTACGGTTCCCGATGTCATGTTGAACCAGAAGACTACGCAGTCAAACAAAGGGGGGATGACCGATGTTTACCTCGAATCCGGCACGTATCTGAAAAGTTTTTATTCTGTCATGTATTGCCCGTCAGCGGTGAAGGTTGCGACGATGGGGCATAAGGGGCGCAGGCTACACCATCGGGTTTGCTGGAACAATGCGACCCCGAAGTTGCTGCGGGAAGAACACAAAAAGCAGTGACTGTTGAAAATATTGATGCACAGAAAAAGGGGGCGTCGTGTCGCTTACGGTACAGCAAATTGAAGATGCATTGCGGAAGTCGGGGGGGTTCGTCTCGAAGGCTGCCTTGGGGCTGCACGTTACACCAAGCAATATCTATGCACGGATTAAGCGTAGTCCGCGATTGCAGGAGGTGAAGAAACAGATTGACGAGTCGTACCTTGATGTTGCGGAGCATCGTTTGATCAAAGAAATCAATAGCGGCAACCTTGGGGCGATCTGCTTTTATCTCAAATGTAAGGGCAAAAATAGGGGATATATCGAGAGGCAGCAGGTTGATACGAGGCACACAGGGGAAATCAACATAACGAACATGACCGAGGCGGAGATTGAAGCTAGAATCGTTGAGCTCACGCGAAAAGCTGGAATTGCTGCGACTCCTGGAGGCTCAGGAGAAGGCGAGAAATGCGAACGATGCGAGTCTTTGCCGGAGTAGTTTTTTCAAGTTTCTTTGCTATTTTTGGGACACCATCATCCAGGAAACGCCGGTTTACAACTGGCATATCAAATACCTATGCGATGAACTTCAAGCCGTTGTTGAGCGGGTTGTCCGGAGGGAACCGAAAGAATGCGATGTCATTATCAATATTCCGCCGGGGACGACCAAGAGCACGATTGCGGTGCAGATGCTTCAAGCCTGGGCCTGGACTATTGACCCTTCCTTGCGATTCATCACCGGCTCGTATTCTGAGGCGTTGGCGCTTGAGCATGCGGACTATACTCGTGATCTATTAAGGAGTGATAAGTTTCAAGCGCTTTTTCCGGAGGTTCAAATTCTTCCGTCGAAAGACCTCAAAAGCAATTATCGGGTGAGGGGAGGCGGCCAGCGGTTTTCGACCTCTGTAGGTGGGACGGTGACGGGTGTTCATGCCCATATCATTTGCATTGATGACCCATTGAATCCGAAGATGGCTGCGTCTAAAACGGAGTTGAAAAACGCGAATGACTGGATGGAAAAGACGCTGTCCACTCGCAAGGTCGACAAAGCTGTAACGCCGATAATCCTTATTATGCAGCGGCTGGCAGAGGATGACTGTACGGGGGCGATTCTTGCGAAAACAGACAAGGCTGTTCGGCACATCTGCTTGCCCGCCGATGATAATTGGCCGATCAAACCGCCCGAACTTGAGGCGAAATATCGGGAGAATGGTGGGCTTTTAGATCCGATCAGGTTGACTCCCGAAATCCTGCGAGATGCAAAGGTTGACATGGGGACCTTCGGCTATTCCGGGCAGTTCGGACAGCAACCCGTTCCTACATCTGGCGGAATTTTTCTCCGCGAGTGGTGGAAGTATTACCGCGTTGCACCGGCAAAACATTCAACGAGAATTCAGGCGTGGGACACGGCCTACGAGTCCAAGGATGGTGCGGACTGGTCCGTGGGTAGCACTTGGGATGAATGCGATTCCGGATATTATCTGCGCGACGTTTACCGAAATCGGGTTGAGTATCCGGATCTAAAAAGGGCCGTGATCCAGCAGTATGAAAAGTGGAAGCCGGATGCCGTGCTTGTTGAATACATGAGTTCAGGAAAATCTATCGTGCAGGATCTAAAAAGGGATCGAAGGCTCAAGGTGCCGGTAATTGCCAAAAAGGTCGGGGCAAGAGATAAGGAGCAGAGGGCGAGGGCTATATCTCCACTTGTAGAGTCTGGTTGCGTTTTCCTGCCCGTAGCGGCTCCATGGTTGAATGATTTCATCGAAGAAATCTCATTGTTTCCAACGGGGAAGCACGACGATCAGGTCGATACAGTGAGCCATGCGCTTGAGTACCTGAAGTTGAAAAAGGGCCGCGTAATATCCGGTGGCAAAACGGTCAGGGGGTGACATGAAGTGTCCGAGGTGTGGGAGAACAAAGGATCAAGTCGTATATCGTGAAGCCAGGGGCGGGATGGTCGTTAGGATCAGGCGCTGCGCTTGGTGCAAGTCTCTTAATGAGACCAGAGAATCGAGGCGGTGCCCGAATTGCGGGTGCATCGACACGCGCATCCTGGGTGGAACGAAAGATATGATGGCAGTTTTTTCGCGATACCGAATTTGCAATGACTGCGCGACCCGGTTCAGAACCTATGAGGAAACCACCAATGCAGAACACCAAAAAGCTCGCTGAACTTGTCCAGGCCTTTATTTGCGCCCAGTCCAAAGACTTCGATGCAACCGTCGAAGAACTCTTCAAGGTCTTAAACGACGCCTTTATTCGACAGACCAGAGAGGCGACTGTTGACGCAACGCGAATGGTTCAACGATACCGAGGCGACCTGTCAGACCTTGTTGACGATATGAAAGAACACTTCCGGCAGTGTTTCGAGGGTGAATACCCGGGAAAAGTGAAGCGCCCCGTATTCGAGTTGCTAGAAGCCGCATATACGCATGGGGCAAACTCTGCGCTTGAGGGGGTCGCTTTTGCAAAGGCCGACGATGAACCAGGAATTTCGTTGCCGGTGATTCAGTTTGGACGCAAGGACACAAATGCGCTTAAAACCTTGACCAATGAGGCGATGTTCTGGATAGGGGAACACTATGGGGATCATATCGAAAAGCCACTTGAGAAGGAGCTTGCGAGTTTCTTCACGGATGGAATGACGAGAGAGGACCTGTCGTGGGGTATCGAAGAAGCGATGACGGGAGTGGTCCGGCGGTCCAGATCTTACTGGAATTTTTTTGCGGATCACACGGCAACAAAAATGCGGGAGATCGGACGGGTCAGCGGTTACGAACAGGCCGGAGTAAAGATTGTCCGGGTCCAGGCGTGGATTGATGATCGGACAACTGAAATTTGCAGGGCCTTAAATGGGCAGGTAATCAGCGTTCGTAGGTTGCGGCAATTCACGGATAACTACCTGGAGGCATCGGCATCTAAAGACAAGGATGCGATCAAGGAGGCTTGGCCTTGGCTCACGGAAAGCCAGGGGCGGAAACTGCAAGACTCCCAAGTAAGGGAGGAAGCTGTCCGAGATGGGAAAGTCGGGTTGCCGCCTTATCATGCAAGGTGCCGGACGATCACCGTTGCAGAGTTTCGGGAAGTGCCTGCTCCCGGTTGAAAACAGACAGAAAAAAGCCCCCGGTTCTTTATCGAGCCGGGGGCTTTTTCATGTGAGGTTCACTTCGATGTTCTTTTTGATCTGGTGAACGACTTTCGGGGCGTAGTGCCTTGTAAGTAAGTCGTTCAAGAAGTCGAAGCCCCCCTTCTTCACACGGTTTATCGCATGAGTTAGAAATGGCTGTCCCTTCCTTGCCGGTTGATGGACCTCTCGGGCATAAATGATCCTTCCACCGATTACAAAGCGCAGACGCGCCCTTTCCGGGTTCTGTTGGTACCAGCTTTTTGAGTGATATTTTTTCCGTTCTCCACGAGGGGGGTTCTTCTGAATGTTCGGGCGGATTGTCAAGGGACCCCTGCCATCATGCACGGCTCTGGCGTATGGAAGGTTTGAGCCAACCGAGGCCGCACCAACGCCCTCAATGTTTGCCTGGATAGACTTTCTCAAGTCCCCTGTCCTGAACGGAATTTGACCCGTCTTTGTGGCTTCTGCCCGGACCTTTTCAGCTATTTGGAGTGCTATCTGGGTCGAGATGTCCATGCCTATATCTCCACGGACTTGCGGAATGATTTGAGTGCGTCGGTCAAGGTTTCCTCCGGGGTGGTATCTACGGTATCGGAGGGGGCATACCCCAACTCTTCCCGGGCTTCATCGATTGTCAGCACACCGCTTCCGATCATGGCGCTATAGTATGCGCTCGGGGGCTCTGAAAAGTTGCCGTCCATCTTCGCAAAGCGGAATACTCCGAGACCCATGGCCCCAAACAGTTGGTTTAGACGGCGTTCCCATGCGACTTGATAGGGTTGAATGGTTGTTTCTTGAAACAGTTGAATTTGACCAAAAATCTCCCCACCACCGCCGAGCTGTCCAGATGCGACGACCCCGGCAACTCTTGGGGGCACGCGATGTGCAGAAAGGATATTGTCGCGACACTGGAGTCGTAGCTTCTCGAAGGATAGATCCCGATCCTTCATATCCCCTGCGATCTTCTCAAAGCGAACTTTCACGTCCTGATCCGGGATGGGAAGATAAAGCGTTTTGTGCGAGTTATCGAGGCCTTTTATATTGCTTTGGAGGAACGAAAGAACGGCCGTTTCCGTGTCTTCATCGAATGACCCCCCTTCTACGATCACCGCAAGATCGGGAATCCCGCTGTTTAGGAAAAAGTTCTGATTGTATCGTGTAGCATAGTAGTCGAGCTCGATGTCTGGGAGGCAACCAGTCCAGTCTGGGAGGCCATAAAGTCGATGCCTGTTTGACTGGTTGGGGAGGTAGAGGATCGAGTTGTCCCGCTCACCCGGTTTGAATGCGGGCCACGGCTCCATCACCCCTTCGTCGTTAAGGTACATGAAAGGGGTTGATGCCCCCCTTGGTCGAAAGTACACGCGGTCTGCTGGCAGGTAGTATAGCTCGGCGGGCCGACCGGCTGTATCTGGCACGACCTCGATAGCGCCCGCACCACAAGCGTGGAAGTCCATCCCCGCCTGCCGCATCACGTCAGAAAATGATTGCCCGTATTCATTCACGACTGCCAGACGGTGATCTATTTTATCCTGGCTTTCAGACAACGAATCTATCCCCAGACAAAACGATGCGGTTGTCTTCACCGCCAGCGACAATCCATGGAATGATTGTTTGTCTTGGAGCGAAGCAAAGTAAGGGATTAAGGCCCCGTATTCATCGGAAAAGGGGTGCTGTATGACGTCAACACCCTCCGGGATGGTTTGTGCGGACGTTTTTTTGATCGGCTCGGACTTGGCTACCAGTACTGTCTTTGCCCCTCCAAATGCGCTACTTGACATAGAATTACCTCCGGTTTTTTCAAGTGTTCTTATGCACACTTGTTTACTATTTGTATGACAATTCTTTCTGGTTTGCACAAAATAGAAATATTGCTACTGGACACAACACCCTGCTGGATAGCATTTCGGGGAAAAACGAAACCCAAAGGTGAACAATGAAAACGAATAAGCTAACCGGGCTCAAGGTCCACTTTATATCTCTTGTAAAGCGCGGCGCGAACCGGCGATCTATCGTCTGGAAGTCAGACAAGGGGCCAGGGGAAACGCTGGACTCAAGCGTCCGATTGGTCAAGACCGACGAAGAGAAGCGGATTGTTTATGGGGTTGTGTATGCCCCGGAAGAAATCGACTCCCAGGGTGATTGGACCACGGCAGATGAGATCGAAAAAGCGGCCCACTCCTTTCTGCGAACCATGGCCCAGCATCATGTTGACGTGGAGCATGACTTTGCTCCGGTGGAAGGTGTGTACGTGGCCGAGTCGTGGGTGCTTTGTGGCGAGGATAGCAGATTTAAGAAAGAGAGGGAGGGGTCTTGGGTCGTAGGAATCAAAGTCGAAGATGACGACACCTGGGACGCTGTAAAGAATGGAGACGTGCAGGGAATATCAATGGCTGGAACGGCAAAGCGAACGCTGGATTCCCCGCCGATAAAAAAGTCAGATGACACCGGAGTTCTAAAGAAAATTATCAACCTTTTGAAAACGCAGGAGACGAGAATGGACAAGAAGGAAATGCAAGAGGCCGTGGAAAACGCGCTCAAGCCGGTGACGGAAAAAATTGACGCACTGGAAAAAGCCGCAAAAGAGCGTGACGAAGCCGGTGAAGACAAGAAGGGACACGGCGATAAGACTGACGCGGTAGCCGATGCCCTCAAGTCGATCTCGGACCGTCTGGACGCTATCGAAAAGTCCAGCAAGGGCACCAAGCAGGGGGATGCGGGAGCCCCGGACGATGTATCTGAAATGCTCAAGCGCATGAGCGGCGAAGAATAAGGGAGGCGCTAACACATGACACAGACACTTGGAATGACCACTGCAAGCCAAACGGTTACCTCTGTCCTGGGGGATCACCCCGTAGTACAGAAGCCGATCACGCTTAAGTCCGTAGGCGCAACCCTTACGCTCAAGTGCGGAACCGTTTTGGCAAGAGCCTTCGGCACGACGGTGACCGAAGGTAGTGAGAATGTCGGCGACGGCGCTATGGGCACCGTAACCCTTAAGAGTGCGGCCGTGCCTGAAACTTTTACCCTGACCTGCACTGCGGAATCGCTCGATGCAGGCACGTTTTCTGTCGTCGGATCGAAGACTGGTGTCCATGCGGATCTGACCGTGGGGACCGCCTATGATAATGGGTTCTTTGCCGTTACCCTTGCTGACGGTGCCGAGGACTTCGATGAGGGAGATACGTTCACCATTACTGTTGAGGGTGGAACCTATGAGAGGCTCGATCCAGACAGCAGCAGCGGAAAACAGACTGCCGTTACTGTCCTACTCGAAGACGTGACAGTCCCCGCATCTGGGAACGAAAAGGCTGTGGCCCTGGCCCACGGGGTTGTCGTGGCCGACAATCTTGTATTTACCCATACCGGCATCACTGACGAGGAAAAGGCGCAAGCCCTCGCAGACCTCGAAGCCGTCGGAATCTATCACGTCTAGGAGGGCTGATAATGAGTATTACTTTTGACGAATTCAAGTGGCGGAATATGACAGCGGCGATCAACCGCAGGAAACCCGCTCCGCACTTCCTCAAGGACATGTTTTTCCCCGAGAGTAAGACAAACCAGTCTGATACTATCGATGTTGATATTACTATCGGTGGGAAACAGGTTGTTCCCTTTGTATCCCCTATTGAGGGGGGAACCGTAGTCTCGAAACTTGGTCGGGAAATGCGTTCGGTCAAGACTCCCCGGCTCCGGCCGAAAAAGGAGTTCGGGGCCCAGGAGCTTCTGACTAACCGGGCACCCAGCGGAACCTTTTACGCAAAGGGTGGGGATATTACGCGGGAGCGTGAGCGCAAGGTGGGTGAAGAGCTTGCCGATCTCAAAAACCGGATCGACGTTACCAAAGAGTGGATGTGTGCCCAGGCAATGACTGGCACTATCACTGTTTCCCAGGAGAACGTAGCCTTTGAAGTCGATTATCAGTTGCCGGTGACTCACAAGCCGACAGCGGAAGACTTGTGGACCGCTGAAGGGACGAAGGGGCAGGACGTCTTTGATGATCTCCAAGAATGGTCAGATCTGATCGGAGAGGGGGTCGGCACGGGTGCAGATACCCTTGTGCTTGGTTCTACTGCTGCAAGCGCTTTCCTGAATCTGGCGAAAGACAGTAAGTGGTTTGACGCGGCAAGGGCGAACGCTGGGAGTATAGCCCTTAATT